GGACGGTTACTGTTCGTCCCATTTGATGCACCCAATACAGTACCCACCGTTCCGGATCCCGGCAAAGCAGCAGACAATGAAGCACTAGTGACGGCAGCCGGTACATTTGCTTTTCCTGCAGAAGGGACGTATAAGCAACCTATTTATCTATATAGTACAGATGCAACAGTCGACTATAAAGCGGAGCAGCAAGGTGAAGCTGACGGGATCAGCTATAAACAAACACTGAGCTTCTTCTTCCCCGGCAATACTCCTGAAATGCATGCATTCAATGCATTGGTAAAAAACACAGCAGGCTATTACGTTTTTGAAGACTCTGACGGCAGACAAATGATCATGGGGCAACCGGGATTATATGCTTCTACCGCTCCTTCATTCAATGGAGGAAAAGCAAGAAGCGACCGTCGCGGTACCACCTATACGGCTACCGCCGATTCCAATTACTCTGCGATCTTCCTGGAAACTCCCATCGATATGGAAGTCATAGGCGGATTAAAACCGGCCCCAACGCCTCCAATCGAATAATATGATCAGACAAGAACAACTCAGCCAATGGTTAGGAGACCGCCAGCGCAAATATGCTGACGGTCTGGTTCTTTTCGGGATTCTTGCTAAAGAGTCTATGAAAAAGAAATACGCAGCTTACCTAGATACAGCTCCGGAAAGTCCACATATTTTTGACCCGCATTTCACCCAGCTTGTCAATTGCCTGTCGAAAATTGACAAGGAAATCAAATATTCTCCTTCACTATATCCTGCCGCTCTTGAGGAAATTGCCGTGGTTAGGACCATAAACGAGAGTGAACGGAAAAAAGTAATCGAAGAAAAACAAGCAAATATCACTTCGCTTGAAATATTAGTCAATGAATTGCAGTCCCGTATTGATGATCTGGAAAATGACAGCGAAAGCCATACCGAAGAACTGGCATCCCTTCAGGAGCAATTTGACGAAAAAATGTCTGAACTATCCGCCTTACGAAACGAATGCGAAACACTGAACACTCCGGGTGTCAAGATTATCACGGAAGAATCACTCAGTCCTTCTATCCGGAAAGCTTACGCACGTATCAAAGAAATAGCACCTTTATATGCAAGTTTGCATAATGATGTGGCCAACCAAGACATACCACCAGAAGAACGACAACCGATAGCCGAAGAACTGTGCAAGCTCGATGATGAACGTCGCAAACTCTGGAAACAGATCGATACCTGGGCGGAAGGGAAAGGTGAACTGCAACTTGAAGAAAAGCGGCCAATACTAAGTGAAAACAGTATTGTACGCGGTTTTGAAATTGCCCGCCAAATCAAGCGTTTGAAAAATAATATAGCCAACAGCAAAGCCGCTTCAGAACGAGCCAGGCAGGACAACAAACAGACTGTCATGCAGAATGCATTGGACCGCATTGAGAAGTATGAGACGGAACTTGCCATACTGGAAGCAGAGATAACAGCAACACAAGGTGAAAAGAGTGCAGGATAACTTTCCACTTGCATTGTGCCCCGGTTCTATCGAGCCATTCATGCACAAGGGAGAATGGGCAATACATGAAGTGTTGCCCTCTCTTTTATCGGATATAGGCCCGGCACACGTAAAAATAGCAACATTCAGTATCTCGGAAGACAGTCTGCGTCCACTTTTCTTCCTTTCAGACGAAAAGAAAATCGAAAGCCTTACTCTTTTGCTGGATACGACCGTAAAACGTCATAAGCTTGATCTATTACTGTTTGCTTCAAATATTAGTCCGAGAATCCGGATTGATTCCTGCCATGCCAAACTATTGCTAGTCGAAAACGAACAATATAAATTTGGAATTGCAGGATCTGCTAACCTTAATCAAAACCACCGATGGGAAAACGGCTTTTATTTCACTTCCGGAAAGCATTTCGATTATTTCTCAAATATGTTTAATCAAGCGTATGAAGACGCTATCCACTATGAAAGTTTAGAATAATGACTCTGTCCGAAGAAATATTAAAGCAAATAAAAGATATGTCTGCAGCACTTTTACCTCCGGCAGAAATCGCAATACTGCTAGATACCCCGACTGATCAACGTGACTACTTCTGTGATATATGTAAAAATCATTGCAGTTCACCTATATATACCTCCTATCATCAGGGGAGACTTCAGACCAAGCTCAATCTCCGGAAAACAGTTATCAAACTGGCCGTTGCTGGCAGTCCTGCCGCCGAACCTCTTGCTGATAAATACATGAAAGAACAAAGCATCAATGAATAATGCCAAAGAAAGATCCTACATACGAGAGAATCGAACGAGCTTTATACAAAGATAAGGACGAATCGACAACCATCCTTTCCCCCAGGGAAATGGAAATCAAAAAACGTATGATGTTATGTGTCAGTAAAAAAATGGAAGAACCACTTATTCCGGACACTGAGTTGGTAAACTTCCTAATACACGGTTGTGGAGGAAATGCAGAACCGATTTCCAAATCACAAGCCTACCGGGATATCGGTATGATCAACCGGTTAGTCGGAAATATCCAACTAGCTGCAACATCCTGGTACCGGTATATGATTGTAGAAGGTGGTAAGAGGGCTTTTAATATGGCAATGGACAAAGAAGATGCAAAAGGAGCTGCTGCCGCATTGGATAAAATAGGCAAATATACACGTGCAGATAAAGATGATAATAAATTCGATTATTCACAAATGATTCCTCCGTCATTCGAACCTTCGGACGACGTCACCCTCCTGGAAGGACTTGAAGAGATTGAAAACCTTGAAGAAAAACGGGAAGAGCTGCGCACCCTGTTTAAAGGAATGCTAAGTAAAAGAGCAGTAGACATCAAACCTATTACAGAGGAGGAGAAAGAATGAATCCGCAGAACTCTCCTGCCCTCTCCGCATATGAACTCCGCAGAAAACGAGATGAGGTTGTAGACAAGTTCTTCAATAAGATGCAACGCCATGCCATGTCTATCAATGCACATGATGAATATATAGTTGCCTCACGTGGTACCGGAAAATCCGAAGGGATTGACGCACGCATCATTCTCCGCAACGTATGGGAAATGCCGGGTTCTTTAGGCGGCCTAATCTCTCCGAGTTACGCCAAGGCATGGGGAAACACATTACCGGCAATCTGCAAAGCACTTGCTGAGTGGGGATATATACAAGGAATACATTATGTCGTTGGCCACAAAGCTCCAGAAAGCATGGGATTCGCCAAACCGGTACGCCCGGTATTAGGCGATGGCTGGAGCAATGCATTTCATTTTTGGAATGGTACCGTCATGGTAATTCTCTCCTTCAATCAAGGAATGTCCGCAAACTCTATGTCACTCGACTGGGTGATAGGTCCCGAAGCTAAGTTTCTCAATTATGAGAAAATTAAAAGTGAAGTAGATCCCGCCAATCGTGGTAATCGGCAATATTTCGGCGACTGTCCTCATCACCACAGCGTAAGTTACTCAACAGATATGCCGACTGCTTCTATGGGAAAATGGATTCTCGATAAGATAGACGAGATGTCGCCTGCACATATCAATCTAATCAGAACATTGTATCTCAAGCTACAAGAATACAAACGAAAGCCACTCACTGACCATGTAATGCGCATGATCAAAGAATATCAACGCGATTTAGACCTTGCACGGAGATATCAACCTCCTATCAAACCTCTCCCGGGAAAAACAAAGGAATATACCGTCTTCTACGGTGAATATGATGTGTTCGACAATCTGGAAGTACTCGGTGAAGACTTCATTTGGCAGATGTACCGGAACTCGCCTCCTTTGATCTGGCGTACTGCTTTTATGAACGAGCGTTTATTCCGGATTGAAAATTGCTTTTATTCGGCTCTGGATGATGATATTCACTTCTACACACCTGGCGATAACGGACGTCTCCGGGATTTAGGCAGTAACTGGAGCAAACTAACGACATGTGGTTGTCTGGGCGACGGCGACCTCAACTTTTCAAAGGAGCTTCATCTGGCCTTTGACTCCAATGCATCCATATCCACCGCAGTCGTCGGACAGCTGGATGATCACACGATGCGCGTACTCAAGTCATTTTACGTCAAAACTCCCGGAAAATTGCAAGACCTAGTCAAAATGATAGCCGACTATTACCGTCCGAAGCTTAATCGAGATGTAGTCATCTACTATGACCATACTTTTACATGGGAATCCGGATCTTCTACTGAAACCTATGCAGACATCATCGAACGTGTATTCAAAGAAAACGGATATCATGTCACAATGGTATATGTCGGACAAGCTCCGAAACACGAATGGAAGCACTTAAACATTGACTTAACCTTAAAAGGAGATCCGCAATTTCTTTGGATACAAATAAACCTTCATCAAAACGAATTCCTGAAAATAGCAATGGAACAAACTGGGGTCAAACAGGGAAAGAACGGATTTGAAAAGGATAAAACGCCTGAAGGAACACCCGACACACCTGATAATCCGGACGAATATAAAACGCACATCACAGATGCATTTGACACACTATGGCTAGGAATGAATTTCTATTTCACTCTGCCGGGTACACATGCTGGAGGAATCTTCTTTCTGAATAATAAATAATTTATTATTCGCATTTTTATTACATTTCTTTGTTTTTCCCGAATATTATTCCAACCTTTGTCGTGCCCTAAATATTATTGAAAATAACTTTTTAGCACTAGTGTTATTCAAAATGAATTCTACATAAAAATGGGCACATTATTGCTAAAGAGTGTTCTAAGGAGGTTGCAACTATGAAACAAAATAAATTTTGTGATATAGACTTATCTGATCCTTTTTTCGATTCACTAAAACAAGATTATCCCGAATTTTCAGAATGGTACACTAAAAAGGCCAAAAAAGGAGCTAAAGCATTCATTCAAAAAGATGACCAAGGAAAGCTCCAAGGATTTCTCTATATGAAACATGAAACAGAAGAATTAAATGACATTAATCCTCCAATGCCTGCTGCTAGTAGATTGAAAGTCGGTACATTCAAGATAGATGCACATAAAACAAAATTAGGAGAATACTTTGTCAAGAAAATCATTGCAGCTGCTTTATATATAGGAGTCTGTGAAATTTATGTGACCATCTATAAAAAACATACAGGTTTAATCACGCTATTACAAAGATATGGATTCACAGAATACGGAACTAAAGGAGAAGGGGATGAGCCAGAGCTTGTTTTTACAAAATCAATGACAAGTTATACTGGCGATATATTATTAGATTATCCTTTCGTGCATGCTAAGGATGTCCGAAAATTCATTTTATCAGTAAAACCTGAATACCACACTCCTCTTTTTCCTGATTCAATATTGAATACAGAAGAAAGGAGTAAGGATGTGCTCATTAAAGATGTTACACATACAAATAGTATCCATAAGATATATGTATCAAGTATGAATGGGCTTGATCAACTTGAAAAAGGGGACATCTTACTTATATATCGTACTTCTGATCATGCAGGACCAGCTAAATATAGAAGCGTAATTTCCTCTATATGCGTGGTTGAAGAAATTAAGAAAGCTAAAGATTTCGCTTCTGTAAATGACTTTATCAAATATGCTAATGCCTATAGCATATTTGATGAAAATGAGTTAAAGAAGTGGTACACAACATATAATATGGTTGTTATTAAAATGACTTATAATGCCGCATTTGATAGAAGGGTCACTCGTAATGAGCTAATCGAACAGGTTGGACTAGATGGCAATGAATACTGGGGATTCTTTCAAATAACAGATGAGCAATTTAACAATATAAATTCAAGAGGAAAAATAAATGAAAGTATTATTATCGATTAAACCGGAATTTGTTCGTGAAATATTTGCCGGAAACAAAAAGTATGAATACAGAAAAGCTATATTTACCAAAAATGTAAATCAAGTAGTGGTGTATTCTACAAAACCGGAAGGAATGATCGTCGGAGAATTTACTGTTGAAACAATTATAGAAAAAGAACCTCAACAATTATGGGATCAAACCAAAGAAGCTTCAGGAATTACCAAGGAATTCTTCGATCAATATTTTGAAGGTCGTAAACGAGGTTACGCGCTAAAAATTTCTTCACCTAAACTTTATGAGAATCCAATCAATCCATTTGATTTATTTTCTTCTTTTGTTGCCCCTCAATCATTTAAGTATATAGTCGGAGAAGATTTAGAACCAACATTGAGTATCTAAATTCTTCAAACTTCATAGATTGTTATAAATATAAAAGCGCAAATATATATCTTATTTGTGCTTTTATATTTATAACTACTAACCAATACTTCTGTCTTCACTTGCAACTACTACTTCGTTCCACTATAGTCATGCGTAAGAATAACTATAGTGGAACGAAATAAAACCTTCCTATTAAGTGCTTCTTTGATTCCAATACAATATCTTACTATCCCTACTGCATTACATTACTAAAGATAGGCTATTTCAATCTAAAAAATCAGCATTTATTTTGCTCATTCAAAAAGAATCACCATCTTTGTAGCGATCTCCATTTGAAACAGGCGAGTAGGCTCGCCAATTATTCGCTGCGGGCATTTTTTATGTCCATAGCTCATGATATAGTTCCGACCCCCGTGTGGAGCGTTAATGCG